TCGTCATCGAGGAAAGCGAGAAGGCCAGCCTGCGGTTCGGCAAGCGCAGCCTGCGGCATAACGGTGTGCAGTTCGACCAGGCCAAGTGTGTGACGGTGCGCGGCAACAGCATGTTGCCGGTGCTGCGGGATGGCGCGACGGTTGGGGTCAACGCCGGCAAAAGCGCGATTGGCGATATCGTCGATGGCGACTTGTATGCCATCAATCACAACGGTCAGCTGCGAGTTAAACAGCTCTACCGCCTGCCTTCCGGGATTCGCCTGCGCAGTTTCAACCGTGATGAACACCCGGATGAAGACTACAGCTTCCAGGATATCCAGGATGAGCAGATCAGCATCCTTGGTCATGTGTTCTGGTGGGGCATGTACGCCCGTTAACCGCCCTGTGTAAGACAAAGCCCGCAAATGTGCGGGCTTTTTTTCGCCCTTAGAAAATCCCCAAACCCTTGGCCTGCAAGGGCTTAAATGCATAAGTGCATTGAGCGCTTAAAAATAAATGCATTTGTGCATTGACTGTATATGCATACATGCATATTCTCGATCTCAAGCCAGCCAACAAGGTGGTGGAGGCGGCAAGGATGCTGCCAGGAAAGACAAGGAAGGCATGCAACACCGGCAAGGACGCCATCCGAGCGATGGCAGGGACGCCAGGCAACACCGGCAAGGATGCCGACGCTCTTTAGTTTCAACACTTTGCAAGAACAGGCAGCGATGAACCGGCCTCAACGGTTCAGAGGGTTGGCAACTGACCCGGGTGTGCAGCGTAAAGCACCAGAAGCAGTTATCCGGCAGACAGGGATCGTGGTCGGAAAAACATCTTAGGAAAAATCCGTACCGCGCCAGTAGCGCCGAAGGATTGAGGACCGCATTACTGAAAAGCCCGGGAAGCCGGGCTTTTTGGAATGCCTACCTACACATGGATTTACCCAACCAGCCGGCAGGATGCCGGGAATGCTCAGCCAGGAGGCGTGACATGACAAACGAGCAGCAAGTGTTAGCGGAAATGCCTATCTGGCTGGTGATCGTACTGGCCCTGGTCGGTGGTGTATCCGGCGAAATGTGGCGTGCCGACAAGGAGGGCGCCCGCGGTTGGTCGCTGGTTCGGCGCCTGGCCCTACGGTCTGGAGCATGCATGGTCTGCGGGGTGTCGGCATTAATGCTGTGCTACGCCGCCGGTATGTCGATCTGGACCGCCGGCGCCATTGGCTGCCTCACCGCCATGGCCGGCGCGGATGTGGCCATCGGCCTTTATGAACGTTGGGCGGCCAAGCGCATCGGGGTCAATGAGGCCCCGACCTCGCGCCAGGATCAGCCGTAACCGCTGCAAGGAAGCAACTCAATGACACTTATCGAAAAACCTTCCCAACTGCCCGAGGCAATAGGGGCGGCGCTGAAGGGCGCCTTCCCACAATTGCGTGTAGGCAATCACCAGGATTTCAGCGGCGCCGGCGATAAAACCGGCGTACTGATCAGCGTGGAGCGCAACGGCCCCGGCACTCGTTCTTTTGAAGGGCGCAAGGCACATGCCTTGTCGGTATCACTGCGGGTCACAGTCCCCAGTGAGGCTGCGCCCTTTGATGCCTGCGACCTGGCCAGCCAATTGATGGACCTTGCCCTGGATAACCGCTGGGGCCTGCCGCCCGATCAATGCGACCTGCCCACCACCATCGTCGCGGCGCCCTCGCCACTCACCAGCACCGAAACGGACTACGACACCTGGACGGTGTCCTTCACCCAAAACCTCTATATCGGCCCTCTGCTGCTCGAAGATCCTACGGGCATTCCGCTGTTTGCCCGCACCTGGGAAGTCGCAAATATCGACGACCCGGGCCAATATCGCCCGCTGCAGGAGTAGGCCATGTTCGACGCATTGCTACGCATGCAGCTGGGGCCGATTGTCGAGCGCCTGGCAGAAATGGAGGCCCAGCTCGAGGACCTGTATCGACGCGCCGAAAGCTTCTGCCGGATTGGCGTGTGCCAGGAGGTCGATGCCGCCAGCAATACCTGCAAGGTCAGCCACGGTGATTTGCTCAGCCCGGCCATTCGGTTTTTCAACCCCAGCGCCGGTGCACAAACTGAAACGCGCATTCCCTCAGTGGGCGAGCAGTGCCTGTTGCTCAACTACGGCGGTGGGGAAGGCGGAACGCAGTCTGTGGCTTTGTTCGGCCTCAACAGTAGTCTGTTTCCGCCGGTTTCCAGCGAAGCGTCGTTGACCCGACGTCGCCATCAGGACGGCACCCAAAGCGATTACGACGACGCCAGCCACCTCTTCAATTGGGTCAACGGCCCTACCACCGTCAGCGGCTCCCGTGAACAGGTCGACATCAAGGTCGGCGCCGCCAGCCTGACGCTGACCGCCCAGAGCATCACCCTGCAACTCGGCGCCACCGGCCTGCTGCTGGATGCCGCCGGCGTGCATTTGAGCGGGCCGGTGGTGGATCACCAAGGCCGCGTGATCAGCAGCGCATAAGGATTTGCCATGCTCGGAATCGATAGAAACACCGGGGCAGCCGTGGATGACTGGCTGCAATTCGTACAGCGCGCCACCCGAGCGCTGACCACCCCCGTGGGCACTCGCCAAAAGCGCCCGTTGTACGGCTCGAGTATCCCGCAATTGCTCGGCCAGAACCTTGGCGACGACCTGCTGATCCTCGCCCAAAGCCACGCTGCACAGGCGTTTTACAACGCGCAGAACGGCATCACCGACTTCCATCCCCAGGTCATCGTCGCCAGCCGCCAGGGCGCAGGTTTGTTGCTGCGGTTTGCCGGCACCTGGAAAAACCGCCAACAATCTTTCGAGGTCTCGACATGAGCATGCTGATCCCCGGCCAGAACCAACTGGCGGAACCGGCGATTATCGCGGTGGATGAGTTCGAGCCGTTGTTGGCCGAATTCAAGGCGTTTGTGGTCGATTACGTCGCCACCCGCGCGCCGCAAAACGCGGTAAAACTCAAGGCCAGCCTCGACAATGAAAGCGAGCTGCTGACCCTGGCCCTGGAAGCCTTTTGCGTGCGTCTGCAAACCCACGAACGCAAATACAATGCGCGCATCAAGCAGATGCTGGCGTGGTGGGCCACCGGCAGCAACCTGGATGCACGCCTGGCGGACATGGGCCTGGAGCGCCAGGTGCTGGACCTCGGCGACCCGGCCGCCTTCCCGCCGGTGCCGCCGGTTCTGGAGAGCGACGATGATGCGCGTCTGCGTTACTACCTCGCGCCCCATGCGCCGGCGGCGGGCTCGCGCATGCAGTATCGCCGCGAAGTGTTCACCCTGGGCGAGCGGCCGTCGGTCAAAGTGCAAAGCGCCACTGCGGGCGTGGTCACCGTCAGTTACACCTTCGACCCGGACGGCTACGCGGCCCAGGTCAAGGACGGCAACGGACGGCGCACGGCACCTGGCGAAGTGATGGTGACCGTGTTGTCGAGGGAGGGCGATGGCAGTGCGTCCGCCGATTTGCTTGACGGCGTACGAAGACATTTCGCACGGCCCGACGTACGACCGGAAACGGATCTGGTCACCGTCCAAGGCGCGCAAATTCAGCGTTACAAAATTCGCGTGGTGGCCAAGATCAATGCCGGCCCGGACTCCGGCCTGACCCAGGTGGCGGCGCAACAACTGCTGCAAACCTACGCCGACTCCTGCCATCGCCTGGAAGGGCGCGTGGACCCGAGCTGGATCGACTACGCGATCCACAGCGCCGGCGCCGCGCAACTGCAGATCCTCGAACCGTTGGCGCCGATTATCAGCACGGCGTTCCAGGCCCCGTATTGCACAGGCGTCGAGGTGGAGGTGCGCACGCTATGAGTGAACTCAAAAAAAGCCTGTTGCCCGCCAACAGCTCACCGCTGGAAAAGGCCCTGGACCTGGGTTTTGGCCATTTGCTGGACAGGGTCACGCCGCCTTTCCCGCAATTGATGAATCCGGATCTGACACCGGCGGCGTTCTTGCCCTACCTGGCGGCGGACCGCGCGGTGAACGAATGGAGCACCACGGCCCCCGAGTCCGAAAAGCGTTTGACCGTCAAACTCGCCTGGCCCACCGCACGCCAGGCCGGCACCCGCCAAGCCCTGGAAAACGCGGCCAAGGGCCTGCAACTGAGCCCCGAGGTGCGTGCCTGGTACGAGCAGAAACCACCGGGCGTGCCCTACAGCTTTGCCGTACGTGCCTGGACCGAATTGCCCTACAGCGAAACCGTCGACGCCCGACTCGACCGCCGCCTGGCCGACGCCAAAAGCGAGCGCGACATCCTCTCGATCTCCGTAGGCCTGAGCGCCTTCGGCCGCCACAGCATTGGCGCCGCCACGCTGTGCGGCGAACTGACCACGATTTACCCCAACGTGCTGGCAGGGGTCGAGGCCACGGGCCGCGCCTTTATGGCGGCTGGCTTCTACACCGTCGAAACCACCACCCTTTATCCACAGGAGCACTAAATGGCTGACTATTACACCCTGCTCACCGACGCGGGGATCGCCTACGAAACCGCCTGCAAGGCCGCAGGCGTACCGATCAAACTCGCGCAAATTTCCGTCGGCGACGGCAACGGCGCCGTCTATAACCCCGACGCCAGCGCAAAAGCGCTGAAACGCGAAGTGTGGCGCGGTCCGTTGAACGCGTTGTTTCAGGATGAAAAAAACGCCAACTGGCTGATGGCCGAAGTCACCATCCCCTCGGATGTTGGCGGCTGGTATGTACGCGAGGCCGGGCTGTGGACAGACACCGGGATTTTGTATGCCGTGGTTAAGTACCCGGAGTCGTATAAGCCGGTGTTGGCCACGTCGGGGTCGGGGAAAGAGTTTTATATTCGCTCGATATTCGAGACGAGTAATGCCGCGATTGTGACGTTGTTGATTGATGACACGGTGGTGAAGGCGACGCGGGCTTGGGTGATGGATTATCTGGGCAAGGGGACGTATTCGAAGGCTGAGATTGAGACGTTGATTGCTCAATCTTCGGCGTTGCCTGTGGGCTCTATGGTTGCGTTTCCGGTTGATAAAGTCCCGGTGGGATTTTTGGAAGTTGATGGGAGCGTGAAAAGTGCCTTGGCTTATCCCGATTTGGCGAAGTTTCTGGGTACGGCTTTTAATAAGGGAGATGAGGGAGCTGGGAATTTTCGGCTGCCGGAGTCGCGTGGAGAATTCCTGCGGGGCTGGGACCATGGCCGAGGGGTAGACGCAGGTCGCTCGCTCGGTCCTCTTCAGCTTGATGCTTTCCAAGGATTCACACCTGCAGGATCGATCGCCTATTCAAAAAATGACGCCGCGCGATTTAAAGATCTGCGTGGTGTGCCCTGTTTCAACGGCGCCGGTGGGACAACTCCAGCTATTCCGCTGGACTGGGACGCCACCGTTGTTTCTGTGGATAGCTGGTCTATGACTGGTGGGTTCATCGTAAGTGATGACGTCCATGGCACGCCGCGAGTGGCGTCTGAAACACGCCCCCGCAATATGGCGGTGATGTGGTGTATAAAAGCCTGGAACGCGCCGATCAACCAGGGAAACATTGATGTTGCGGCGCTTGTTAGTGAACTTGATACGTTGAAGTCTGCAGTTCCAGTCGGTTCGATTGTTCCATTTCCAAAAGCGGATGTACCGCCAGGTTATTTGGAGATGGATGGAAGCGTGCAGAGTAACGCGACGTATCCCGATCTGGCTGCTTATCTTGGTACGACGTTCAATACGGGTAGCGAGCCCGCTGGCTTTTTCCGGTTGCCGGAGTCGCGTGGTGAGTTTCTAAGGGGGTGGGATCATGGGCGTGGGGTGGATTCTGGTCGCATGATCAGCACCTATCAAGCCGGTGCAACTGAGAACCACACTCATAATATCCCGTTTATTGAACGAGCTATTGTGGGCGACAGTGGCACGCCGGAAGGCCTTTCCATGCTTGACGGAAATATGGGCCCCACGACTAATCCTAAATCGGCAACTTCTGCGTATGGCGGCAGTGAGACGAGGCCGCGCAACTTGGCGGTTATGTGGTGTATCAAGGCGTGGAGCATTCCGGTTAACCAAGGGGTTGTTGATATCGCAGCCCTCGCCCAAAGAACCAGTCAGTCGACGGAATCCAACCAAGGCACCGCAAAGATCGCAACCCAACCCCAAACTGACGCAGGCGCCGACGACGCCACAATCGTAACTCCTAAAAAGCAGCGCTTTGGTTTCGCAATGAACTTCACCTCAGCCAGTGGATATATCCTTTTTCCAACCTGGCTTGGCGGCCTTCTCCTGCAGTACGGTCGTGCGTCCCTGGCAGCGGACCAATTCACCACACTGACCTGGCCTCTCGCTTGGCCGGATGCGTGCTACGCCATCTCTGGTGCGGTGCACTCTTCGTTCGCCCGCGTCGACGACGGTATCTCTGCCCAATACCGAAGCCTCACCAAAACCACAGTGATCCTGGACAGGCAAGATATCGGCACGGCAGTTGCCAACAATCGGGATCTGTTCGTTATCGGAATCGGAAAATAACCATGAGCATTTTTTATTGCGCAGAAACGGGTGGGTTTTATCTGCCTGGCATGCAGCCACCCGATATGGCCTGCCAGGAAATCACCAAGGCGCGTCACGCTGAGCTTCGTGCCGAAAACGCGGCCGGAAAGATCATTGCAGCTGATGAGCAAGGCGCGCCAGTCGCCATTGATCCACCAGGGCTGAACGCTGAGCAGTTGGTAGCCAAAGAACGTACATGGCGGGACCGGCTTTTGGTGACTGCGACCGGTATGCGTGATCGTCATCGCGATCAACTGGAACTGAGCATTTCCCCTACATTGGTTCCTGAGCAGTTCGTCGCGTTGCTGAGTTACATACAGCTGTTGCGCGACTGGCCGCAATCTGCAGATTTTCCCAATCTGGAAAAACGCCCGGAACCCCCGAGCTGGCTCGCCGAGTAACCCTCATCTCACTTTCCCAAACCGCCCACTGCGGTTTTTTTTCGCCTGGAGTTTACCCACATGCCCACCCGCCAAACCTACACCGTCCTCATCCCATTCCCCACCGGCGCCGGCCATTGGTCCTCCGCCGGCCAGCAACTGGACCTGCTGGAAGTCGAAGCCTGCGCCCTGCGCACCGCCGGCCGCCTGGAACTCACCAGCGTCCTCAACTCCACCCCGGCCAAAAAGGCCACCACCAAGAAGGCTGACTAACCATGGCTGAGGTTTTGAACTTCGAGCACAACGGCATTACCGTAAATGCCACTGAATCCCCCGAGGCCATGGGTGGCCTGGGGGACAACGTGATCGGCCTGGTCGGCACTGCGCCGAATGCCCATGCGTCGATCCCGAAAAACGCCCCGTTTCGCATCAACAGCTTCACCACCCAGGCACTGCTGGACCCAACCGGTGCCGAGACCGGCACGCTGTTCCATGCGGTGTACCAGATCCTCAAAGTGGTGAAAGTGCCTGTCTACGTGGTGATCGTGCAAGAGGGCGCGACCCCGGCGGACACGCTCAACAATGTGATCGGTGGCGACGAGCCGATCACCGGCCGCAAGTTGGGCCTGGCGGCGCTGGCCAGTGTGCCGGAAGACCTGACCATCATCGGCGCGCCGGGCTTCACCGGCGTCAAAGCGGTGGCCGGCGAATTCGCCGCCTTCGGCAAACGCATCAAGGCCCGTGTGGTGCTGGATGGCAAAGACGCAACCGTTGCCGACCAAGTGACCTACAGCGGCGAGCTGGGCGGTGCCGACCTCGGTTTCGACCGCTGCCTGCTGGTGCACAACATGCCGTCGGTGTACTCCAAGGCGGCGAAGAAAAACGTGTTCCTGTCGCCATCGTCCCTGGCCATCGCCGCCTTGGCCAAGGTCAAGCAGTGGGAAAGCCCGGGTAATCAGGTGACGTTCGCCGAGGACGTTTCCCGCGTGGTTGAGTACAACATCCTCGACACCTCCACCGAAGGCGACCTGCTCAACCGCTACGGCGTGAGCTACTACGCGCGCACCATCCTCGGCGGTTTTTCGCTGCTGGGTAACCGTTCCATCACCGGCAAGTTCATCAGCTATGT